TCGCAACCAAATACATTAAAACTCATATCTACTGCACTTGTATAAACTTTTAAAACATCTGTTTGATTTAATGTTATGCCAATAACAATAGCAAATGAATCATTAGCTGCTACAGATTTATCATAAAATAAAAATTGTTTATCGTCTGCACCTGCTCCTGCTACATGAACACTCAATCTAAATGTTATTGCAGAGCCTGTTCTATTAGCTGCAACTATAGAACTTATTGTTGTTTGTGTTTTATCAGGCACTGTATAAAGCACAGTTGTTGTGGTAGCTGCTGGGTCTAACTGTCCTAATACTTTTAAACTATCAGCCATGTTTTACACCCATTAATAAAAATTGATGTCTGCGTATAGATTTACTAACACCTGATTGTTGCATTGTTTTTAATGTTCCTATTTCAGAATTAATATCTTGAAATGCTTGCTCAATAGTTCTTCTTGTAATTGCTTCATTTGTTTCATCATATTCTGAATTAGCAATAGGTAATGGTATAGTTGTTTTTTCTGCCATTATCGTTTTCCATCCTGTCTAAGTTCCAATCTTAAATCACCTAATCGCCATCCAAAATTATCTGCTGTATTTTCTATTCTGATAGCACTTTGCCTGCTTCTTGCTCTAGTATTTGTAAACGTAGAGTTAGGAGTTACAGCAACTGTTTGTAGTGTAGATAAACTTTGTAATGGATAATCTCTGCCTTTTATTACAAAATTAACAGTATTAGCTGTATCATCTGATCCTCTATATTCAAGGTCTGGTATAAGTTTAGATATAAACATAAACTTTTCACCATCAGGGTCTAAATCAAAATCAGCAGATTCAATAAATGCAGTAAATGAAGAACCATCTGCACTATGACCTGTTTCGTGATTATATAAATAATTATTATCTGTAGTATCTAATTTACCAGCAGCTATAGGATTAGTAAGTATGTATGCTGGATTCCAAGCTGTTCTAGTAAAACCATCACTAGTAGTGCCTATTGTCCATGATTGTTCTAGATAATTATATGCAACATATTTATCTACTTCAGTAGAACTAGCACTAGGATAAAACCATATGATTTCATTATGTTGTGGTATTGGTGCAGCAAAAACTTTAAAAGATTGTGAATAGTTAAAATCATTAAATACATGATCTAATACAGAACATGGTAATCTTTGAACAGAACCTGCATATTGATAAAAAGCTCCATTATCCATAAAGAAAACTGTATTACCACCTGTTGCCATTGCATTAGGTGATATTAAAGACATACCAGTTGCTACTTCATTAAAACTAAATATAAAAGGTGCTCCAACAAAACGCATTGAAACTATACCTGCATCTGTCCAGATAAGTATTTCTTGTCTTGTTTGCATAGCAGCTATTATTGTAGAACCTGTAGAAAGCTGTACGCCACCTGCTGAATTTGTTGCTGTAGGTGTCCAATCTACTGCACTTTCTGCATCAGAAAAACGAACTAATAATGGGTCTATAGTTGAAGAACCTACAGGATTACAACCAAATGCTATAACATGACGATCAATATCTGACATCATTATTTGAAATACTGCTGTTGGAACATTACTCGCACCAGCCCTACTGCTTGCTGCTACTGCTCTTGTACCAGTTCCAGAAGATTCATCCCAATAATATATTGTTCCATTTCTAGGAGCAGCAATAGTATCATCACCAAAATTATCTATGCTCCATAGTCTAAGTTGATTTGTTAATGATAAAGCTGGAGATTGACCCCAAGTACCTTCACCCCATGTTCCTGATCCAAATCCACTATAAGGCACATAAACATCTAATCCAATATTTAATTGATATGCAGCAACTGTGCTAGAACCACCATTACCAGTATCAGAAGAATTAGCTGTTATTTCACTATCACTAGAATCTTTTGCTTCTATGGTATAAGAGTTTGCATTAACAATAGTTGCTATTTCATACTCTTGATTAAGTATTGCAGCAGTTATATTTCCACCTAAACTTACAGCATCAGTAAAAGTAACAAAATCTCCTTGTACTGCACCATGTCCATTTTCAGTTACTGTTATAGTTGCATCACCATTTGATGCAGAAAAAGTTGCGTCACCTGCACTAGTTGTTAATCTTATAGGAGTAATATCATTAAAAATTGTACCTTCTTGCACATATAATTTTTTATGTGTTCCTAAAATATTATATTGTGCTTGATTTGCAGTTTTGTAAGAATGTATTTTTCTGCAAGTACCTATAAATGTATTACCAGAATTTTTTTCCCAACCACCTATTCTTTCAGGTCTACCTTTTCTAAATCTAACTTTGTCTGCATCAAACCAACCACCCTCATTAGAATAGTTTGTTCCTTCTTTATTTATGCCTGGTTTAAATACAAATTTAGAAAATGGCATTTTATACCTCTGTCCAGTCTTTACCTTGAAATAAAAGTGCCTCTGCTTCTCTGCGTCTTACTAAACCTTCTAATACTTTACCGCCTGCTTTATTCCAACGCTTAATTTGATTAGGTACTTCTTCCCAATCTTTTTCATTAATTTTTTTTAACATAGTGCTCGAATTTAAGTTTGTAGGTCCTAAATTATATGTCCATGCAACTAAAGCATCGAATTGATTTTGTTCTAGATCAACTTCTACTGCATCATTTACATATCCACCATACTCATGTAACTCTTCTTCAAGCCAAGCATCAGCTTGTTCTTGCGTACAAGTATCACCAGCTTGCACATTTTTAGTTCTACCATAAGCAATCGTTAAAACATCTACAGCATCATAGTATGCTTCTAACTTACAACCTTCAAATTTTTTAATTAATGATATACCTTCATTTGATATTTGCATTTTAGTCTCCTTTGTTTGAGTTAGATGCTCCAAAATAGAATGAAATAACCGCACTTGCTAATCCTCCTAAATATCCAAGAACTAAATTTATTAATGCTTCGCTATTTTGTTCTGGTGGTTGTAAGGTAACTAAAAATATATATCCTAAAAATCCACCTACAGTAGCAATACCCATAATTCTAGCTGTCCAATCTTTGCTAAACTTACCTCTAGCATCTTGTTTATCTTCAGTTTCTAGCTTAAATACATCCACATCTAATTCTTTCATGCGAATTTCAAAATCTTTTTCTGCTTGTTTTAACTGTAATAATTGTTCAGGACTAGCATTATTAATAGCAGATTCAATAGATTTCGCATCAGATTTACAACCTAACGTTTCACAAATTATTTTAGTAGCCATGCCTCCTAATGGACCACCAACAGCAGAACCTAAACTTGGTGCTATTGATCCAACTACATTTTTTAACATTCCTTTTAGCATAAGTTCTCCTAACTAAAATCTCCCATACATTCTATCCATAACTCTGTATTTATAAAATTTTTACAAATTTCATATCTATCACGCCATTGTGCAGGATCATAAGAATCACTCCATTCTTTTGTAGTCGTAGACATAGAACAACCTGTAAGAATTATGATTCCTAATATATATCGCATCATCCGTTTAATGGGTTATCGTCTTTGCTTTCTAACTTGCTTAAATCTTTTTCTAAACTTTGTAGATCAGCTTTAATAGTAGCAATATCTGTTTTTATTTCTGTAATATTAGGAACTTCAATATTATCTATTTCTTTTTCTAAAAACTGAACAGATGTTTCTATAGATGCAAAGCGTTCTTCTATAACTTTTTGGGCATTTTCAGTATCTGATATACCACCAACAGCAGCTTCAAGATTTTCTAATCTATTAACATACTCTGCTCCTTGATAGCCAAATCCAGCAAGTGTTCCAACTATACCAACAAGAGCAATTAATTGTGTTGTTTTATTTTCAAACCAATTCATTATTATCTCCACATATTAGGTTGTTCATCAATCATTTGACCTAATCCTTTTAAATTATCATTTACCAGTCCATAAAAAGCACTAGTATTATCATTTAGTGTAGCAGAAGTGTATATATCAGAGCTACTATACCAATCTTGAGAATCAGGAACTGTTACTTGCGTATAATTATTAAAAGCAGGTACATAACCAATTAATGCAATTAATTTAGATTCATCAGCATATTCACCAGTTTCTTGTTGTTGTTGCTCTATTTCTTCTTGTTGTGCTTCAATATTTGCAGCAATAATTTGATCTGCTATTTGATCTGCTTCTGATGCGGTCATTACACCTGACATAGCTGTATCTATTTCACCTTGCACACTTTGAACTTGTACGTCTGCTATTGCTATAGATGCTGAATTATCAAATGTTGGCAATGGTGTAATAGACATGGTGGTACCACCAACATTATCATTAGACATAGATAATACTTGATTGCTTTGTTGTGTAGCACTTGCAAACTGATCTGATGCACTAGGACTACTAGAAGTGCTTATACCACCACTAGATGCTGTCGTGCTTCCTGTGGCTACATTATTACTAGAAGTGTTATTAGATAAATTATTAGTTTGAGAACCACCAGAGGCTTGTGAATAGCTATTAGCTGCTGTTTGTACTCCTGCCCTAATTACATTAAGTGCTGTAACCATTAATTTATTTTTACCTGTAGGTTTGTCAGATTCAACTGCTGCAAATTCTTCTTCTATTTCTTCTATAGATTCTTCTCTAATTTCCTCTTCTCTCTCTGAAATTCTTTCTTCTTCCATTGCTACCTGCATTTCTTCTATCTCTTCAAAAACTTCTTCAACTGCTTCTTCTTCAAATATTTCTTCTATAAATTCTTCTTCAGGTTCATCTAATTCTGCTATTCTTTCTTCAGGTCTTTCTTCAAAATGTTCATTAATTTCTTCTTCAAACCACTCATCAAGTTCTTCTATAGAGTTAAATTCAATAAAAGTATTTGGTTCTGAATAATCTTCTACTAAAAATGTTTCTTGAAATACAAACTCATCTATTAATAATTCTTCTTCATGTGGTAAATCATTATGAGGTCTTAAAAAATCTTGAAATGGTAATGGTTCAGGATCAAAAAATATTATTAACTCATCTTCAAATGGCTCAATAAAAAAATCATCTTGTGTATTAAAATCATCAAAAGTTATAAAAACATCTTCTTCAAATGTTTCTATTATTATAAATTGTTCTTCAAAATTATTATCATGAAAATCATCTTGAAATATACCTGTAGCAAATTGTTCTTGCTCATCTTCAAAACCAAAATCAACATTGCTATCATCAAAGAAAGCTACTGATTCTTCTTGTCTATAACCTGCACAAAAAGGTGCATACTGTGGATCATCAGCACATTGTTGATCATCATATGCTTCCCAATAATTAGGGCATGATTCACTATAAAGCTGAGTTATATTACATTGCTGAGTTAATAAAGCATCTGCATAGCCACTACAACTACTATCATTAAGTGGATTACTACAATCAATACTATTGCCACTCCCTTCACCAAATAAAGAACCACCATTTTCAAGTGTTGTATTTATAGTTGTATTATTCCAGTTTTTATTTACACAATTAGATGAATTAGTAGTACCAGTATTACATTCATCATGATAATAATAGGTATAAGAATTATCTTTATTTGCACCTACTTCACCAATAAGCACATCATGATTAATTATGTCTAATTCTCTATATCGTATGTCAAACGAGTTGTTGTTCCAAAGTATTATTTCAAAGCTATTATCAGATGCACGATTGTATTCTCTCATGTTGTACCAACCAAAAATCATCTTGTCAGAGTCTCCATATGATTTCATACGAGAATTACTATCTCTTATTAAGTCAGTCCAAAATCCGTATATAGTATAGGTGTGCTGTCCGTTAATAGGGTCAGGAGTATAGTCATTGCAATAGCTACCACTATTACCGAA